TAACAGCTTCGTAAGCTCTGGCTTGCTCTTTGGTGGAGCATCCAATGCTTCGTTGAATTTTTGCAATTGCTCTTTGCTTAGGGTTAAATCACTCATTGGCTTGCTCCACAGATAAAATTTTCCAGTTGTCGTCTATGAACCCTATAAAATGACCTTCTTCTTTTATTAAATCTCGTGTTAACTCAGAAAAAGTAATGCTCATGCGCTCTAAATCTTCTGGGTTGCATACACTTCTTATTGTCACCTCTATGGTCAACTTAGCGTCCATCACAATCCCCCATTTCCTGCGCCATAAGCATGTATGCGCGAAAAATCATGTTTCATCTGTTTCTTCTTTCGTGCTTGACAGGGCTTCATCTATCGCTTGGCTCGCCATCAAGTAATTTTGATCTCGCATCGTGTCTATAACGTCTATTCCTGTTGGGTTTGGAGGGAATGTATACCTATTGGCAAGCCTTAAAGCATCCACTAACTTCTCAATTAGTAAGTTTTGTTCATCCATATAATCGCGAACCGTATCGACCAAAAACATGCTTTTGCTTGCCGAGATTGTTCCGCAATATGCCGCTTTTGTTAATTCGTCAAGAGCTTCTAAAACTGGAAAAATCTTTTTACTCTGTGTCATAACATCTCCTCAATATCTTCAACGGTCAGCCTCACAAGCCCAATATTATCCTGTGTGTAGGCAGCATCCCTCATACCAAGCGTATGAGCCGCGTGGATAGCCTCTTTTACAATTGCGGGGTCTATACCGTCCACAGCGTTCATAGGCCTAGGCGACAAGCATAGGGCAACTGTGAGGATGGTGAGTGGGGTTTTCATAAAGTTTTTGGTCCCGTATTGGCATGCCCTGGTTGCCATGCGGTAAATAAAGGCCCATTCATCAGGTGTTTTTAAAGTATCTAGGGGCATGTTTTTATATTGAGAAACGTCACGCTCTCCAGATTTAAACGCCAACTCTTCAATGTTGCTCATAATAAATCGCCTTGTGTTGGGGTTTTTGATGAGGGTTGCGCCACGAATAAATCGGGGCTTTGCCTTAGAAACGCATCTAATATTGTTTTGCCCACTCCAGGCATCACGCAATTGCGTAAAATTTTATTTTTATCTATCCCTTTGAATGGCGATAAATCAAAACCCGTTATTGACTGTTGATCTTTTCGTGTCGCGTGATGTTTTGGGGGTTCTTTTGGCAGCTCAGGAATATAAAAACTCGACCAAAACAAATGGCGATCACGTTGATACGCAGGTATTAGCGGTTTATAATATGGCTTAACGTTTTCTACGCAGTAACCCCCTTTAAAAAAGGCATCTAAAAATATAATCTCTTGATAAAGGCTCATGTCCGGATATAACGGCTCATACTGCCCTGATAGCGCTCCCATCCTTCTAATATCGCTATGCGTGGGGCAAGGCGGGCTTGACCATATAAAATCAAAATTTTTGTAGTGATCTAAAAGATATTGATGCGCATCGCCTACAATCACAGTGTCGTTAGGAAAAAAGCCTTGGTATATGGCCGCAATTTTGGGGTCGTATTCAACCGCTGTTATTTCAAAATTATCGCCCCATAGCTTGCGATTGCCGCCAATGCCAGCATATAGATTTAAAATTTTTATTTTTTGCGCGCGCCTCATTTAGTCTGCAACCCTGCGCCAGCCTTCCGGTGACTGTTCTTCCCGAATCCCGCGCACATATTCACCGGGGGGCAATACAAAGCCGCCGTGTGTATCACTGCCGCGCATGTGCACAAGCTGGCACTCTCGCAAGATTTTTAAATCAACAATCATGTCATTGGTTTCATCAACCAAGGCTTGCGCTGCTTTTGATATGGGCACGCTTTTATCGACAGGTTCTAAAACGTGATGATGCCCTGTTTCGGAATGCCCCATAATAAGTTTGCCATGCTCAAGCTTCATCGGAGACATTTTTCCTTCTTTAAGCATGTCCAAAACACGCTTGGGGGCGTATTTCTTCATCCAGATATTCACCTCGCCTTGTGCGACTGGCTTGCCGCAAGCAAACATATTTTCTGTGAGTGTAATCATTGGTAATTTCCTTATTAAGTTCTTATGAATGGAATAAAATTTTCTGGGTCACCAGCACCGGGTCTCCATCCGTTACCCCCGGCATTGGCCTTTAACGCAGTGTCAAAACTTTTGTCGTTCACGCTTTCCGCGAACCATCTGCCTGTGCCGCATTGGTACTTTAAAAACCACTGCTCAGGAGCATCGGGGAGATCAACTTCTATTAATGTGCCGATATGCGGCTCATCTTCGTTAATTATTTTTGGGTTAAGAGAGGGGTGCTCTAGGACATTGTGCCAGCCAAGGATTTCACACGCTGCTCTTCGCTGCTCGACATCGACCCAGTTAAGCGCAATTTCAGGTGTTAGACTTTCTGGGCTCTCGATCCATTCCGCTGGAACTCTGACACCGTTAAACGCATATAAGGCTTCACCTGTTGACCATTGGCAAAAAGGCCCGTTTTCGCAATGGGGTCTATTTTGCTCATCAACCTTTAGACCCGTAGGGCGCTCGGAAATCATACAAAATTCTGAATGCATAATTCTGGGGCCAGCAGAAGCGAGAACCTCATAATGCTCCCATTTACTATAATCTAAGGGCAGTTTCGCAACATGTCTAAAAAATGATAAAAATGCGGCCCAACCGGACCACTGGTTCCCGCCTTGCCACATTTTCCAAGATTTGGCAGCACACTTTAACCCAAAATCTGCAAGCCCGTATTGATTAGAAACGCTAATATATGCTTTTAAGTTTACAGAAAACCATTTCTTGCCAGCGTATGTCGCCGCGTCTGTCGCTTCTTCTGTCGCCGCGTCTGTCGCATTGAATGTCGCAGCGCGTGTCGCAGCGTTTGCCGCATCGTCTATCGCATCGTATGTCGCATCGTATGCGTCTGTCGCAGTGCCATGCTTTCTTAAGTGCCATATGGCCGCCGCGAAGCCTCCCGCGAAGCGCAAAACAAACGGGGACGGGACAAAAACAATTCTATGCCTTGGCGGGGCGTCTAAATCAGCCGCCTTATATAAACCTTCAACCGCATCCTTTAGCTTTTCTTTTTCTTCCTCGGTGTAAGGCGCTGTTGACATTGCGTTGGCAATCCATTTTTCTGCCCACGGCTTTAATTGTTCCTCATGTTCCGGTGTCAATTCATATTTTTTCATTTTAATCTCCTTTAAAGGCGGCCCCGGTGCACATATTCCAACGCCTATGTGGTGCACTTTTTATCAGACAGCGCCGAAACGCTTTCATTATATATAGCTGGCGCGGGGCCATAAGGTTAACTTGCGCTAAAAAGCCCTCTCTTTTTAACAGGCTTTACTTCAACAAGCTTTTGCGGTTTCGCCGCGGCAAGATTATTACGCTCATTCATCATAGTGCATTTTAACCTCCTTTTGGTTGTGTTGTTTCCCTCTAATAGCCGAAAAAGTTTTTATACGGCAATGTTATCCCGTTTTGATATGCCCTTGCCTGTATCTCGTCCATGTACTCAGCAAATTCCGCGCTTGATAAATCGCGTGTACTTTTTGGTATAGGGACTTCTCGCCCTTTATGCTTTAAGGTTTTGCAGCCAAGCACGTCTACCTTAAAATAATTGTGCAAATCCTCCGTTGTAAAGCCCGATTCGTTAGATATGATGCCAAGCCATGTCCAATACAGCGCGTTTTGATTTATGCCTCTCTTGCGCTTTGCCTGTTTTATATCCACGATATACGCAGGTTGCGTTGGCACTTCTCGCAAAAACGATAGGCAGTTATCCCGAACCTCCGGGCTGTTTATAAAAAAGTTTGCATCCATCGTCTTGTCCTTGCCAGTATCCTGTATCTATCTGCTTGGCTCACATCGGCCAGCAGCAGGCTTGTCTCTATTAATTTGTTTCTTACGCGCTCATTATTAAACGGCGGCTTGTATTGGTCGTATTTTTGGTGACAGCCATTTCCGCTTTCGCAGCATAGGGGCAGGCAATACTCATCGCTCTCCTTGTATCCCCTGCCCCTAATTTTGCTATGCGCTGCTTGCGACGAACCAACAAATCCGCATACGGCGCATGGCAATTCCGCAATTTCTCTCCTGTGCTTCTTGCTCTTTAAAATGGTATTTCGTCATCTATCGGTTGCTGAACTTCAGTCGGTTGCGCCTTTGGGCTTTCTTTGGCTTCAACACTTAGGCTAAAATATTTACCTCCCATATTCGGGTGCTCATTAACCCACGCGGATAGCCAATATTCCTGTCCGTTTATGTTGATATCGCCCCTATAGCCAGGCTGTGACTCCTTGGTTTTGCGTTCATTCTTGCGCAATACGCCTCGGTTTGTGTTGTCGTAGCTCATTTTTTATTCCTTTCTTCAATGTGCTGTTTAAGTTTTTTCTCTGCGTCCTGTACGGCGATGTCGTAAGTATCGCGCAGTTCCTGATTGCCTTCTTTTATAATTTTCTGAAAAATTGGATCTTCTCTAGTGGCGATGTCGGCTTGCGCAAACTTCTCCAGTGTGGAGCGCGGCTTGTCTACGTATTGGTACATACGCTCAATCTTATCGTTTATAAAATCTTCTGGCGAGACATCATCTTCGCCCGGCTCTATATGGATAGGCGGCGCATATCGCTCTTTCCAAGATTCAATCTCTAGGTCTGACGCATATTCTCCCCCGGCCAGGCCAATAGAAGCCAAGGCCCTGCCAACGGCCACAGTCTCTAGCTTTTCCAAACTTTTCTCTTCACTCAGATCAGCGGCAAAGGCATGGCCTGAACCAATGATACGGTCGTCCAAATCTTTCAGTTTTGCTACAGATATAACGCCGCGCTTAGGGAACACAATTTCTGTGTCTAGCCCGATGGACATGCCAAAGTGCTTTCTAAAAACCTCAATGCGCGTTGCAACCTGCGTATATCTTTTGCCTTTAATGTCCAGCCCGTCTTTGTTCAGGCCAGAAATTTCCTTCATAGCTTCGCGCAATTCTTCAATGCCAGTCATTATAAAATCCTCTCTCTTTTCTTAAAAAGCGCAAACGGAGCGGATAACAGGAAGGATAGAAACCCCGCCCCGCTTGCTGTATGCACCATACCGTCACCGAAGTTCAGGCACACCGCAATCGGGTTATCATTTGCGTAGAATTTTGGCCAAGCGGCATCTTTCCCACGGTAAATGTAAAACTCTCTTCCCTTTTTTTCTAACCTGTAATTCATTCTACAAAATCCTCCAAAACATTAATGGCCAAGACAACGTGCTCAATGGCATTGTCTACCTCGTCAACAAGGGGCGCGCCTTCAAGAAACCATAAGGCGTGCAGCATCTCTTGGTGCGCCGTCGATAGCTTTTCTATATCTGACCTTTTCGTTGTAATTGCTGGCGCTTTTGGAGTAGTGTCGTTTACATAGTCGGTTATGTCGATAACATTGCTCATTTTGAGACCCTCATTTGTAACAATGATGTCATTATATCTTTGTTGGTGTGTGGCGGCATTGCCTGATTTTCTAAATTGTGGTCAATCATTGCAATCAATGTCAGCTCTGCTTGTGTCTCTAACATGCGCCGAATATCTTTTGCTGTTACCAAAAAAAGCTCATCTTCCTGCATTGATAGACTCCATTTTTTCAGCAACTTTTTGAACGCGCTCTTTGCGCTGCGCAACTTCATCTCGAAAGTTTTGCAAAAACTCGCCATCCTCAAATATCACGCCAAGCAAATCAAGCTGTGAAAACAGCAGTTCTGCATCGGCCCGTATATGCTCAGCCTCGCTAGAGCTGGCGCACCTATCGGCACGAGACTCTAAATCCTGCATTAAAAAATCAATGGTCATTGTGATATCCCTTCCTGTTATCTCCCTTTATAACAAAAGCAGTACGACCTGTCAACAAAATAATTGACACTAAGTAAACTTTTTTGTATAACTTAGATATGGAGTTTCGAGATATTGTAGAGATGTGGGGCAAGCGAGTCGATCTAGCAAAAAAATGCGGTGTTGGGCGCTCGACTGTAACGCAATGGTATAGGCGAAATAACATTCCTAGTATACACTGGTTAAATGTTATTAACGCGGCCAAGGCTGAGGGTGTTGACCTTACGATTGATGACTTAGCCAAGGCGCAACAGCTATCGAGGTAACTTGATATACCATTGCGTTTTACCGTTTCCTGTGTCTGTAAATTCAGCATACGGGAACCGCTCTAATCAACAGCGTTTTAAATCAAAGGCATATAAAGCCTGGGAGAAGTCCTGCCCTGCTCTTTTGTTGCCGCAATCAGGCTGCATAGATTGGCCGGTGCGCGTTGTTTATAATTTTTTTATGCCTGACAAAAGAGTGCGGGACATTGGCAATTACGAGAAGGTCACGACGGACATGCTTGTAAAACAGGCGGTACTTTTTGATGATAGCACAAAAGTTATACAGTCTATTGCCTTAAATTATTGCGGGATAGACCGCGACAATTCTAGGGTTGAGATTGAAATATACAACGTATAAAAACACAAATGTTGACAGCTTGTTTTTTTAGTTTAAAATTTGCCCCCTGTTTCATGTTGCGCGTGCAAACTCTTTAAATGATATCCTGTGGAGCGCAACCCGCAGGGTATCTTTTAAGGGGTTTTTTAATGCCGGAAGGTTTCATAAAATTACACCGTAAAATTAATGAATGGGGGTGGAGACACAGGCCCATAACATTTTCCGTATTCATCTATATTTTAACCAAAGCAAACCATAAAGAAACCATTTTTGATGGCCATAAATTGCCGCCGGGGGCGTGTATTTTTGGTCGCCGGAAAGCCGCAGAAACCCTAGGTATTTCAGAACAGTCTGTGCGCACCGCCATAAAACACCTAAAATCAACCAACGAAATAACCAGCAAAACAACCAATAAATATACAATAATTCAAGTGCTTAACTGGGAAGAGTATCAAGGGTCAACCAGCACATCAACCAGCCATCAACCAACAACTAACCAACAACTAACCACGTCTAAAGAATGTAAAGAAGGGAAAGAATATAAAAAAAATAATAAAAAAAAGCCGGACGGAGTTTCGGAAACTATCTGGCAGGATTTTGTTCGCCATCGAAAATCGAAGCGAGCCGAGATTACGGACACGGCACTTGATCGGATTCAACGGCAAGCTTCAGCAGCGGGGTGGTCGTTAGAGGATGCGCTGGCGGAGATCGTCATGCGCGGTTGGGTCGGATTCAAGGCGGATTGGGTGAAGGAAAGGCGGGGACAGGCAGACGGATGGTTTCTGTAGCAGACAAGGCTAGGGCTTTGGGGATAGACACACGGCGCTCAAAGCAGACATGCCCGAAATGTTCGCACAAACGCAGGCACAAGCGGGATTTGTGTTTGTCTGTGAAGCGCGAGAGTGATTGTGTATTGTACAACTGCCATCACTGTGGGTGGAGTGGAATTTTAACCGAAGGGGAGAGCAATGATCGAATGGATGGAAAGCAGGGGCATAGAGCCGGAGGTAGCTTCTGGACTGGGGATCGAGGAGATAGAAAAAAACGGGAAGGCGTGGATAAAAATTCCGTTTCTTCGTTCTGGCGAGGTGGTAAATAACAAATATCGCTGCTTGGACGAGAAGGGTTTTTTTCAAGATAGCAACGGCGAAAAGTGTTTTTACAATCACGATGTCATCACCGACAAAACGCTGGCGCAAGAGCCGTTAATCATTACCGAGGGCGAGATGGATGCGGTTGCCGCAATCCAAGCCGGGTATGTTAAAACCGTTTCTGTGCCAGACGGAGCGCCGAATGAAAAAGGCGGGGATGGTGCGAAGTATGATTATCTTTGGGATGCAATCCCGGACGTCAGGGCAAACAGTCCGTATGTTATTTTGGCGGTGGATGGGGATGCGAACGGGGCGAATCTTCTGCACGATCTGTCGACCAAGATCGGCAAGGATTTTTGCAAGTTTGTTAAATATCCGCAGGGCTGTAAGGATTTAAATGATTGCTTGCGAGAGTATGGCGAGCGCGGCGTAACGGAAACCATTAACCGCGCCGAGTGGGTGGCTGTGGATGGTGTTTTTACCATCGAGACTTTGCCGCCAATGCCCGATGCAAAGGTTTACGAAACTGGATTCGCGGGGTTTGAAAAGAATTTTAAACTGCGGCTTGGTGATTTTAGCGTGGTGACTGGAATTCCTTCGCATGGCAAGTCGACGTTCGTGAATGATTTGATGGCGCGGATTGTTTACAAGCACGGGCTAAGGGTTTGCTTTGCATCGCTTGAACAGCATCCGACGCAAGACCATTTGCGCAATCTGCAGCGCTGGTGTGCGGGCCGCAAGGTGCAGGATGCACGGGGCTGGATAGCCAAGCATTTTTCATTCATCTACCCAACGGATGAGCAGCGCATGGCAGACGCGCTGGACATTGGGTGGTTTCTGGAACGCGCAGCGGCGGCTTGCCAGCGCCATGGTGCAAACATCGTTGTCCTTGACCCGTGGAACGAGCTGGAGCACACGACAAGCCGGAATCAATCCCTGACCGAGTATGTTGGTTCGGCACTGCGTAGGCTCAAGGCGTTTGCGAAGTCGTACAACGCGCATGTCATGGTTGTGGCGCATCCGGCCAAGCTTGCGAAGGGCCAAGATGGAACATATCCGCGCCCCGGCCTGTACAGCATATCGGATTCAGCGCACTGGGCGAACAAGGCGGATATCGGATTGATTGTTCACAGGCCTGACCCGGAAAGCACAACGACGGAGATCATTTGCGCCAAGTCCCGCTACCATGATATCATCGGCAGGCCGGGCAAGGTGGATTTTAAATTTAACCCGGATTTAAACTGCTACGAGTGGGCGGATTTATAACCCGCTTGACATGAAAATTTTTACGGTGTAGATTTGCAGATATGGATTTGTTGTGTTCCCCAAGTAAGACCTCTGGCCTAGCGTTTTATTATTTTTTGGGCTAGGCCGGAGGCACTGGAAAAAAGATGGCTGACAAAGTAATTATTTCAGAATATTCTCAACCTATCGGCTCAGAAGTCGGCACAATTTTCGGCAATCCAATCACATCACAAATTATCGACATTGGCGACTTAAGCGCCGCGATGAACGCAAACACCAAAATGGTTCGCTTGCAATCCAAAGGAGCGGGGTTTTGGTACAAGCAGGGCGAAAGTGGAGCGAGTGCGGCAGCAAATACCGATGGCTCACATTGGTTGGCGGCGGATCAGCATGTTGATTTATCCATCAGTCCAGGGCGAACTTACATCGACACCGCCGCAGACGCTTAACCGTAAACGGAGAGAGAGATGAGCGAACAAGTAAAAAAAGCTGAGCCGTCAGAGCCAGTGAAAGATTCAAGCAAAAAAGATTTTAGCGAGCTGCAAGAGGCTATGGACAGTCTCCCGGCGGATGACCGCATTAATCTCCGCATCACCCCTGACGGTGATTATACGATGGGCCATTACAAGAATCGCCGCAAGCTGGAAAAGACAGGTGACGGCCACCAGTTTCAAATTAGAAATATAAACGGTGATGGTCTGACGCTGCACAACACCTATTACGGTTGGCGGCGCGAAGTCGAGCTGCGTGATAACATGGGTCAGGTTTATGACACTGTGTACCAGAACGCAATCGGCTATGATTTTGAAGGGCAGTATCAAGACGCGGAGAAAGTTGTTAAAGACGGTGCGGCTTGGCTGACAAAGAGAGAGAAAGAACGGCTGGGCCGTTAAGTTTTAGGATTGTTATCCGACTTGGAAGAGGGCGCTACAGCGCCTTTTTTCTTTAGACAGGCTCTCACTACGCTTGGTTTAATTCCAAATTTATACAGGATAAAAAGACCCCGGCGCATGGCCGGGGCTATAGTTTAGGGGTTATAGATTTTATCAACGCTTACTTTGTGCCGCCTTAATTTGTCAAGCGCCCCTACTTTGGGCACAGAGCGTCCAGAATGCCAGTCTTTTGCTTGCTGGTAGGTAACACCGCAAAGGTCGGCAAAGCGCGTCAGGCGCAATCCTGTGGCAAATATGAGCGTTTTAAATTCTTCGTTTTCTTTTTTCATTTAAATTTTTTCCCTGTCCGTCAGTGTTGGCGTGTTTGTTGTGTCAATATCCCAATTTATGACGATGTCATGCGTTGAGACTTCCTCCCCGTCGGGGTCAATGAAGATAAGCTGCGCGTCAGTGCTTCCGGGTTCTTGGTATTGTTCGGCCAGGTATTGCCTTGCCTCTTCAAGCGCCCCGGCTTCTGTTGCGTTTTCGCATAGCGTTACTTCGTTGTGTTCTATGGCGTAATAGCCACTAATAAAAGCAGGCATTGCGTCTCTCTTTCTCCTGTAATTTAACAGGCTGGCAAGCCCCTTGTGAGGGCTTGCGGGTCTATTAAAATTCAAAGAGTTTCCCAGTGAAGATATAGGGCAGCCATAGCAGCACATATACAATCCCGATGAAGAGCGTGAATCCTATGGCGTCTTTAAGCATCGATAGTCCAATCACTTTTGAGGCGTTCGCGCTCAATGGCAAGGCCGCGCAAATAACATTCAATCTCAAAGTCGGTTAGGATTTCAACGGGTGCGTCAAAAGCTTTGTCAATTATGGGCGCAAGTTTCATGGTGTTGGTTCCTTTTCTGTTATCGGCAATATCGCCGCGCACAAGCCCCCGAAAGGGCTTGTTGGTGGCGTTATTAAATGCTTTCGAAATATGCCCGCATGTATTCATCAAGATCGTCGACAAAGTCCCCGAAAATAGGGCTTTTCGCGCATTTTCCGCCCCAAAAGCCTTCTATATCAAAGCTTTCAAGGTTTACCCTGATATAGGGGCCGTCAAGCAATACCCACAAACGGCAAGCCTTATAGGTTTTATCGGCGTTTGCTATCCATTCAATGTCAAGAACATCTGTGACATAATCATAAGCGCTCATGTAATCCCCCTCTTGATATTTGCCGCCATCAAGCAAGTGCTGGTGCTTATCGGCTGTTATTTTTATGCCGTCGATTATATCGTCTGCGATTGCGTCAACATGCGCTTTTAGTACCTCTTGTTTATTTACGAATGCTTGTGCCATTGTGTTGGCTCCTTTTCTGTTGGTGGCGCTATTTACCAAGGGTGGCCACATCGTCACCGTTTGGAAGTGTGCCGAAACCTTGAATTTTGCCCCAGCCCTTTTCAGATGCGTATTTACTGGCAAGCGCTCGCGCTTGTTCGCTCGCATCCAGGGAATAGTCCCGGCTTTCTGTGATCGCCCCAGCGTCAGTAGTCGCTTTTAGGCGTGCGCCTTTTGTGTCTGTTGGGGCTAAATATTTTATCAAAATCGCTTTCATGGTGTTGGTTCCTTTCTGTTTAACTATACTTACACTATATCGGGTAATATAAGTTATTACAAGGGTTTTTTTGAAAAAATATATTTTATTATATTTCAAAGGGTTGATGTGATATAATGGGGTAATCCGAACTGGTCACGATGTTTTTTTGTGTGACTGTTTCGCTTTTTTGCGCGTTTCTCCGCGAATTGGCGCGAATTGCATTTTTTTTTGTAAGATAGTATAAAGACTATAAGGGGAATATAACACAAGGGATTATTAACATAATATTAACTGGTAACATTTTTTATTTGATGAGAAAATGAGTAAAGATCATTTATTTAAAAAGGGGCAAGTGGCAAACCCCAAGGGAAGGCCTAAAGGTAGCCAAAACAAAAGAACACTCGCGTTTAAAGATGCGCTTAATGACTTACTGGAATACTCAGCGCCTCATATGGTTGAATGGCTCAAAGAGATAGACGATCCAGAACGTCGCTTTCAGGTGTTAAAAGATTTTGCCGAATATATACATCCTAAACTTTCACGTTCCGAAAGCACCGTGACAGTAAACAGTCAAGAGGACTGGCTAAAGAGAGAGCTTGAGCACCTTGAGAGCAAAACCACAGATACAATCAATTGACGATTTAAGGGCATATTATCGAGAAAACTTTGTTCCATATGCTGAACGCGCACTGCAAATCCGCACAAAGTCAGGAAAGACACAAGGGCTAAAGCTTAACCGGGCGCAGCTTTATGCCCATGACCTTCTTGAAGAGCAAAGGAAGCGCACTGGCAAGGTGCGAGCTATAATCGTTAAGGCAAGACAGCAAGGATTCTCTACATTGATTGCCGGGCGATATTATCACAACGTCACAAACAATCTGGGCCGCCGTTGTTTCATCCTGGCGCATGAGATGGAAGCAACGGAAAACTTATTTAACATGGTGAACCGCTTTTATGAGGCAGCACCTGAGGCGCTCAAGCCTGGCGCCGGGGCAAGTAACGCAAAAGAACTGTACTTTGATAGGATAGAAAGCGGATACAAGGTTAGCACGGCGGGGAACAAGGCAACGGGGCGAAGCCAGACAATACAGCTCTTTCATGGTTCTGAGGTGGCATTTTGGCCCAATGATAAAGAGCATGTCGCCGGGGTGCTTCAAGCCGTGCCGGATGAGGCCGGAACAGAGATCATACTGGAATCGACCGGAAACGGTATGGGCAATGTTTTCTATGAAATGGCTATACAGGCGCAAAAGGGCATAGGCGAATATCAGTTAATCTTTGTTCCATGGTTCATGACAAACGAATACAGGGTTATAGGTGCAAAGCCTCAAGAGTATGACGACGCAGATTTAAGCTATATGAGGGCATACGGCCTAGACCATGAACAAATGGCATGGCGGGCAAAGAAAATCGCAGAACTTGGCAAGTATAAATTCATGCAGGAGTACCCAGCGACTGTCACAGAGGCATTCCAAACAACCGGGGAGGATACGTTTATAACCCCTGATATCGTCATGGATGCACGCTCACGTGTGAACGTTGGCTATGGGCCTAAGCTTCTTGGTGTGGACCCGGCAGGCGAAGGGAAGGATAGAACCGTTTTTGTATGGCGGCAGGGGGATAAGCTGCATAGCTTTGACTATGAGGCACGTTCTGACCTTATGGAGATTGTGGGTGTTATTACGAAACATATCGCCTCTATGGATGCGGTGTTTATAGATGCTATAGGAATCGGGGCCGGGATTGTATCGCGCTTGTATGAGCTAGGCTATCGCGATAAAGTCTATGCAGTGAAGGGGTCAAACAAGCCAGACGATGAGAGCCGATATGTGAACAAAAGGGCTGAAGTATGGGGCAGAATGAAAGAATGGTTATTAGAGGCGGATATTCCAGACGATGACCAGCTACACAGTGATTTATGCGGGTTGTTGTGGAAGTATGACAGTAACGGCAGGATTAGGCTTGAAAGCAAGCAGGATTTGCGCTCAAGGGGAGTTCCTAGCCCTGATATCGCCGACGCATTAGCTTGCACTTTTGCTTACCCGATACGGGAAGGGGCGGGGGCAATGCGCGTAATACGAAAGAGGTATGATTTTTGATTGATGATTTACCTGAATTGCTGGCATTAAGCCGTGAGTTTGTGCAAGAGGTTGGCTTTACCTTTAGCCTCGATCATGCGTTTGATGCGCTGGTGTCAATTAGCGCCCATCCGCAAGGTGAGGTTTTATATCTTAAGGATGGGTATAGCGTTGCGTGTGGCGCGGTTGTGAGTTACGAAGAGATGTTCCAGCGTGAGCGTGTTGGCAGTATTGTAAAGTTTTATGTTCGTAGGCCCTGGCGGGGCACGGGTGCTGGCCGTTCATTGCTGCGCATGTGTAATGAATGGTTTGACCTGCAGGGCTGTAGTGTGAGTGAGGCAAGCACAACGGGGGGCTTAGTGACGGACAAGCTAACACAAAACCTTTTTAAAAAGCAGGGTTATGTCCCGCATGGTTGTATATTGCGCCGGACGATGGTATAAATTAAGCAAGGAGCTTTAGTCATGGGATTTTTTAAAAGTTTATTTTCTGGGCCGAAAACGCCAAAGCCACCACCTGCCCCCGAGCCTGTCAACTTAGAGGCGCAAGCCGAGAAGGAAGCGGAAGAGGAAGCCCGTAGACTTCGTAAGGGTAAAGTTCACGCCTAACAACGTCCCTCCGCAGATCGACCGTTACGCGGAAGTAATTAGAATTTCTCAAAGAGTTACCGAGACATCGCACAAGGTGACGCTGGGACTTGGCTCTACGGACGGGGAGTTCTGGAGGCTCTCAGACTTGGTATTCGGTAGACTAGGAAACGCACTAGCGTATTAGGGAGAATCGTGACAGGTTGGAAAGAATGGGCAGTTGCTGAGGTCGTAGAGGCCGCAGACTTTCAGTCCTATGTTCAAGACCAAGTAGTGCAGGTTTACGCAGACAGCGGCGCTCGCGGTTCTGCATTAGGTACAGCCGTAGCCGATGGCATGGTTTCCTATCTTGAGGACACTAACTCGGTCGAGGTCTACTACTCGGCAGCTTGGAACTCAATCTCAAACCCTGGCGACATCACCGCAGTTACCGCAGGCACGGGATTGACCGGTGGAGGTACAACCGGAGCCGTCACTCTGAACGCTGACTACTCTGCTATCGGTTCCGCTATTTCAATCACCGCATCTCAAATCAGCGACGTAACCGCGACCGCCGCAGAGCTAAACATCCTTGACGGCGTGACCGCAGACTCAGGTGAGCTGAACATCCTCGACGGTGCAACACTTACGACAACCGAGTTGAACTACGTCGATGGCGTGACCTCCGCAATACAGACTCAGCTCGACGGCAAGGTCGATGAAACAAACGGCGCAGTGACAACCGCTGCCGCAACCGCAACCGTAGTCAGGAACATAACACTTTCAACCGCATCGCCAGGAACCGCAGATGGTTCTGATGGTGACGTTTGGGTGGTCTACACGCCGTAAGGGGATAGCGTGACCGCGAACGCAAAGATAAGCGCAACTTGGTATCAGATTGATGCCATACATTCACGCATCGGCGGATCGTGGAAAGAAATAGCTGAGGGCTATACAAAAATTTCAGGTAGCTGGGAACAGTTCTATTCTGCTACCGCTCCGCTAACAGTAGATTATTTGG